CTGTTACATAGTCAAATCTTATTTCTCTCCTAATGGCGGGCCAGTCGTCAGGTGTAATAATACCCTTCAACACTAATTGCTTTTCTAAAGCAGACTCAAATAATTTACTAAACTTAAGTCTTACTCTTGCAATAAATTTTTGAAACTTAATTTCATCTCTGGAAATTTCAGACGCTCTACCAATAGCAAATCCTGTTTCAGGTTCTAATCTAGAAACTGGAACATTGAGAGCTCGGTATAATTTCTTTTGGAAATATAGAACGTCATCCATTTCACCTAAATTTTGACCAGCAGGAAGAGTTGTGATCTCTGTACCTTTACCACCTTCTCTTCTTGGTAGCCAATAGTCTTCAAGCATTGTCATGAACTTTCTATCGTCTCTAAGTTCACCGGTGGTAGCATCATAGACTAATCTATTTTTATGCTTAGCCATCATGTCTCTTAGATACTGTTCTGCTTTTAGTTTTGGTAAATTTCCAACATCGATATAGAATATTCTTCTCTCTGGTGCTCTTGAAATTCTATAGATTACAGTAGCGTCTTCTAACACTCTTAATTGGTTCAACGGTTTAATTGCTTTATGGAGATGTGACAACACCATTTTGTTTGCCTCATCCATAAGGCCTGATGTACAATGTAGGATACTATCCTTTGCTATCTTTAAGCCTTGTGTAGTTCCTTGAGCGGGATTAAGTACTCCAGGTCCGCCTTTGAAACCTTTATCGTTATACAAATAGTATTCTTGTTTTGTCTGAGCTATCTGGACTCTGTTTGGTCCTTGGCCTGTGTTCTTTTTCTTGACTTGTCTGACTTTCCTGACCTTTCTTGGGTCAATATATCTTAACTCTTGAATACCTGCTTGTACATTCTTCTCGTCTATAATGACATGGTAGTATAATCTACCGTCAATATACCAATGTCTGAAAATTTCGTATGATTGTCTTTCAAAGTCTAATAGGTCTTTGACACTATCAAACTCTTCATAAATTTTATTTTTGATACCATCAGTAACATCTACTTGATCTAAGTTGATTTCTACTGTGTGGCTTTCTGGGTCATAAACTATAGATTCGTTTACAACGTCATCGATTGCATTTTCACATTCTGGCTGCATAGCCATTTTTCTATAGCGAGTTACTAATTCGCCTTCAGTCTTTGATGTTTGTTCTAAATCAACATACTGTCCATACACACCACCTTCAGCGACAACGACTGCACCGTCGTCTTCTGATTTTTGTACGAACGAGCCTAAGTCCTGATCTGTGGACTTTCTTTTGATTTCGAAACCGAATAATTCTGCCATAGGTTACCTCATAATATATTTATAGGGGATTACTATCCCCCATAAAAAAGAAAAAGGCAACAAGATGTTGCCTTTTCTCACTAGTTTCCGCCTGCGTTTCCTGTAGAACCACCAGTTACTTCCCACCAATCGTACTGGAAAGTGACCTGGAATTCTTGCAGAACATCTGTAGCGTTCCAGTCTACTTCCATTTCAGTAATGTTTACTGGGAAGATTCCATTGAAGCTGTACTCTCTAATTGGTACACCTGTCTTAGAATACTGGATTACCTGTGCTGTAGACTTATATGATAAGTCACTTGCAGAACCAAAACCTCTTACGTTACCCAAATGAGAGTTGATAGTGTTCATCCACTCTTCCATTGCGTTTCTAATTAAGAAGTCTTCGTCATTGATGACTGTTACGTTCCATTCAGCAAATGTTCTGTCACCTGCAATCTTTACTTTTCTACCGAAGTATGGTACTTCAATGAAACCTAAAGTTGATGCAGGAACCTGAGATGCTCTCACTAGGAAAGGTGTCTTTAGGTCTCCTGCACTGTTTGCTGGGTTAGAGATGTTTACTTGGAACAGGGTAGGTCTAGCACCACCAAGTGTTAACTGGGACCTTATTTCATTAATGTTAAAAGCCATTGTTTTCTCCTATTCCTATTTATTAAAACTGTCCAACAATCTCTGAGAATTCTACTCCAGATCTGACTGCAACAAAGTTCAACTGAATAAAGTTAATTGATTTAGCAGGTTTGATGTAAATGTCACCTACAAATTCGTTTCTATCAATTACTTCACCAGTGTTGTTTGTTTCGTCACATACAACTCTAAAGTCTTGAATTCCTCTTCGTCCTTGTATATCTCTTAAGAAAGGCTCGACCAAGTTCTTGAACTGTGATCTTGTAAAGCCATCATTAAATTCAAACAATGTGAATTTAGATGCAGTACTAATTGCTTTCTCTAAGATGATAAACAATCTTCTTACGTTGATTCTATCAAATGCTGATGGCTTACCAAGTAGTGTCTTATCACCAAACAAGATTGTACCTTGTCCAGGAAATGTTACTATTGGGTTAATATCTGCTTGATATAACACATCTCTCTGTGCTTTGTTAGGATTATAAGCTAACTTAACCAAGTTTTTAATTCCACCTCTGTTGTAACCAGCTGGTGAGAACCAAGCATCTCTTAGTTCATCAGATCTAACTGCTAGACCAGCAATGTCACCATTTAATGGAATCCATCTATATTTGTCTGAATATTTATCGTATTGATATTTGTATCCGTTATCCATGAATGCGTATGATGATGCAGTTAATCCATTTCTGAATGTTTTAGTATCATCTACTTCTGAACCTGCATTGTTTACTACATCGTCCTTGTCAGGTGAAATGAATGCTACGCAATCTTTTCTGTAGTCTACTACGTTATCAATCAAATGATTTGCAAGTCCGTTTTTGTTAGTTCCGCCAATAGCTTTACCTTGAAGGATTAAACTAACGTCTACGTCTTCAGCTGATTTGTATAAGTCGTATCCTGCAGCTACGTCTGCTAAAGTAATGTTGTTCTCATCTTGAGATTCAACACCACCGTCTAATGAGTTGTAACTTGGGTTAGTTGTAGATAATGCGCTAATTGATGCAGCTACTCCATCAGCAGCTAAATTAGCTCCACCTTTAGCATAGATCCATTGTGATCTAGCTTCGATAACATCTACCCAATAATTAGTCTCACCAACTTCGTTTTTAGCATCTGTTGCTCTTGATACGCCTTCGTATACTTCTAATATTGTTCCTTTTGTACCGGTAATTAAACCGTCTTCGTCTTCGACAACAACATGGATCTCATCGCCTGCACCACCTTGGGCACTAACGTATGATGATGTGCCTGGGGCACTTCTAACTAATCCACTGTGTCTCCATTTTCTTTTTGCAACACCTGTACCAACAGAAATATCACTGACTCCTGTGTATGGTTTTGCAAAAGTTAAACCTGTACCAGCTTCGTTAATTGCTGATACTTCAAGAGT